TTATTTTTCATTCATATAGGAATCAAATAATTTTATGGCTCTGTTCTCCATTTTTTGTGTTACATGAGAATAAATATCCGCAGTTACTTGCATTGAAGAATGACCTAAACGTTCTTGTAAATCTTTCATTGATACGCCAGCCTCTAACATCATAACAGCGTGAGTATGTCTTGTAGAATGAATAGGTAAGTGAACATGATCAATAAACTCTAAAGCACTTGAAAAAGTATTAAATAAAGTAGCTTTTGGGAAGGCGGTACCATCATCGCGACCAAATACAAAATTTTGTTGTTGGTTATATAGTTTCCCTACAAGGCTTCGTTTTTGTATCTTATGTTTTGTATAAGCACGTAACTTATTCATGAATGATTCTCTCATTAAAATAGTACGATTTGATTTTTCAGTTTTCACTTCACTTAATTTTGGTTCGTTTTTTGTTGCTTGATAATCGTAAGTGGCGTTTACTCTTAATGTAGAATCATTCCAATTAATATCATCTAATTCTAAAGCGCTGCACTCGCCTTTACGCATGCCACTTTCAAATAAACATTCAAAGAATATCCCTTGATCATAACTTCTTTTGTAAATATAGTTGAGAAGGTCTTCGATATATTCAGGGTTTAGGTATTTTAGCTTTTTGACTTTTTTCTTTTCGATTTTCACATATGCTGCGGGATTCATTTCTAAATCCCCATTTATTACTGCTTGCTGAAAGGCTAAACGAACAGGTGTGTGAACCCTTTTGGCACTTTCTGAACTTAAACCATTCTCCATTATAGAGTCTACAAATTTTTGATATTCTAATGGTTTCAATTCTCTCACTTTTAAGTGACCTATCCCTGGTATAATATGATTTTTGATAGATAACCAGTATGTTTTTTCAGTGTTGGGTTTTCTTTTATTTTTTATATAAACTTGATACCAGTCTGTTAAGTAGTTTGCAATCGTCATCTCTTTTATTGTGTTTGTTGTTTCAATATCTTCTTCTTTTTTTCTGGCTGAAATTTCTGCCTCTTTTTTTGTTTTAAAACCACCCTTTGATTTAACTTTATATTTTCCTGAATTATCTTTGAAACTAATTCTATATTCCCATAAGCCATTTCTTTTTCTAAACGATGCCATCTAAATCCCTCCTTGATTTGAGCCTAGCATAAAACCATAGCATTGATGTGCGTTCTTTACACTGCTTTCTGTGCATTTGTGAGTGTATGTAAGTGATTGTTAATGAAATGGTTTAAACGACGACATGCGAACTCTGGACTAACGCTAAATGTATCTTGAATAACAGACACAGCTTCAAAATAATTAGATGGTAAATTCAGTTCCATCAACATGGTAGTCGGTACTGCAGCATGAAGTGCAAAGTTGTTCGCTTTAATTTCTTGATATTCGACGAATAACGGATCCATATACATTTGATCGCCAGCATGCAATAAAACGTGACCTAACTCATGGCAAAATTCTTCTGATTGAACGAGAGATCGATTCAAAAAAATGAAAATCACATCATCATTTGAAAATGCCTGACTCGGTTCATCCCAATACATAATCTCAATATTTAATTGATCTGCAATATTCTCTACAGTTAGTTCTGTCGGTGTTACGATGTTCAATCTACTATATAAATTCCTAATACTGTCTTCTAAATAATTCATATTACACCACCTAACAAACGTATGTTCGTATTTAGTATAAAATAAAAACAAGCATATTGGAAGTATGCATGTAAATTATAAAGAACTATGGGAATTAGAAATAAAAAAAGCCCAATTCTTATCACTTAGTAAGTGCGGAAGAATAGGAGCTTTTTTTGCTTCTACAATTATTTTACTTTGATATTCCATTTTACTTCTTTGTTATCTAATGAGAACGAAGGAGTGTAAATTAATTCATAAGTTCCTGGACCAGCAACATCAAATTCAACTACTCCTGTAGTTTTCTTACCTTTATTTAAATCGCCCATAAGCGTTTTGTCGCCACTTCCGAAATAACTTTCAGCTTGATCATCGCCTTTATAAAGGTTAAATTCACCAGAAGAAACGAATGTTTTTGATTCAGACTTGTTATGAACTTCAATACTTAAAGTTAAAACTTTACCACTTTTAGGTTCGATATATTGCGAACCATTTCCTAAAGTAGCCGACTTGATTTTATATTCAATGTCATTGATTTTAACAACGTCGCCAACTTTAAATACTTCATCTTTTTTAGCTTCATCTTTTTTAGGTTGTTCTGCAGCTGCTGGAGCATCGCTCTTTTCAACTTTTTCTACAGCAGTTTCTCCGCATGCCCCAAGTAATAGTGCCGCAGTGATCGGTAAGCTTAGTAATAATTTTTTCATCAAATTTACCTCTTTTCATTTTATACCTAATTTTAGCAATAAAACTAAATGTTGTAATCAATAAAAAAATGATAAAAATAATATTTTTATTAGAAAGATATTATCAACAGAATACTTCTAATAGTGTATTTATATTGATTTTTTTAAAGTTTATTCCAAATTTAATCAAAATAAAAAGCACCATGTAGTGCTTTAAATCTTACCGCTATCCTTCAATATCTCCCACATCTTGCGCAGGCGACGTAAATCTTCTTCTTTTGATTCAGGTAATTCTTTATACCATTTTTGTAATGACGGATCGTTAGCAAAAGCTTCGAATTCTTTATCTTCAGGTTTCGGAGAATTAGATTCTATTCCTAGCAAGTAATCTGCAGAACATTCAAGAGCAATAGCAAGTTTTGAAAGTTCTTCATCTTTAACTGGTCTTTCACCAGATTCAATTCTATTCATGACACTTTGATTTATATTAATTCGTCGCGCTAACTCTTTTTGACTCCAATTTTTCTTTTCACGTAAGGAAATAATTCTTTTATTGATACTCATGAATTCACCATCCTAACTAATATGTATTTTATCATGTTTCTGAAATGGAAATAAATAAATTGCTAAAATAGAAATATATCTATTGCATTTCTGTTTTAGCAATGTTATATTTTATTCAAGGAGTTGCTGAAACAGAAATTCCGGAGGTGCTAAAGTGAAAATATTCAGCTTAACTTATATTAAAAATAGAAGAATTGAATTAGGAATGACCCAACAAGAACTTGCTAAATCATTGGGTTATAAGGGTTCATCAACATACTTGAAGTATGAAAATGGAACATATTCATTTAAGGCAGAGCAATTACCATTGCTAGCCAATGAATTAAACTGCGATATTTTAGATTTTTTTATCTAAACGATTGCTGAAACAGAAATTTAAGGAGATGGGAATATGGATCAATTACAGGTTATTGAACGTGGTGGCCACAGAGTTTTGACAACACAACAAGTTGCAGATGCATTTGGTGTAGAAACAAAACAGTTGCTTAGAAATTTCCAACGTAATTCTGAAAGATATATGGAAGGAAAGCATTACTACGCTCTAAATGGTGAAGCCTTAAAGATGTTCAAAGCTGAACGTCAACATGACGACACCCTTAAATTTGCATCATCTTTATATCTTTGGACTGAACAAGGTGCTTGGTTACATGCAAAATCATTAAATAATGATGCTTCATGGAAAGCATACTCAATGTTAGTGGACGACTACTACATGGTTAAATCGGAATTATCATTAGCATCTGTTGCAGCAACAACAGACAAAATTTTACTCAGTCATGATGAACTGAAGAATGAAATATTAATGATCAACAAACGATTAGATGAACAAATTACCTTGTTAGCTGGAGAACAACGTAGGCTTCAAAAAGTAGTCGCAACTAGGGTTTATGAATTAGAGTCCGATTCACAATGTAGACCACGACTTTTCAGTGAGATTTATCGAGAGATAAAAGATCGTTTTGCAGTGTCTAGCTATAAAGATGTTAGACGAAAAGATTTACAGTCTGCAATATCTTATATCGAACATTACATTCCTAAAAAAATAGCGATGTAGGAGGTGCAATATGTTAAACGTGCAAATAGATTCAGAACAGTTGGAACATGATTATAAAGTTGCGCTCAATAAGGCGATCAGTGAAATCACATTCCAAAAAACATTCTGGGATTTCAAAGAATTAATGAACCAAACGTGTATGAGTAAATCTTTCATCTTAGAAAAATTCTTTTATGAACCTGATTTCCCGAAATACAAAGTTGGACAGAAGTGGTTAATGCCAGCGGTTGAAACACAGGAGTTTTTAAAAAACTGGTTGAAAAAACAATCGCAGAATTAATTTCTTCTATATTAAAATTTTAACAATTATTAGAAGTTACGTTGGTAGCTTTAATGATATAGAGGTAATGCAGTGTGAGTGAACAGGGGGAATAAACATGAAAAAAGTGGGCGAAATCATGAAGGAACTTAGAGGTGACGATACTCAACAGAAACAGGCTTTGAAGATGTCTATCGCAAGAGAAACGGTATCTCGCTATGAAACAGGTAAGGACAAAGTAAACATTGATGTAGCACGTCAGTATAGTGCTAAATATGATAATCCGAGGTTTGCAATTACAGTTCAAAATCAGTACACAGGTACAGGGCCAGTGTTATTAGATGGTGAAAATGTTGATTTACATCGTTCAGCAATAAAAGAGAAAACGCTCGAAGAATTAGAAGAAGCGTTTAATCGACTTAAGAAGACGAGCTTAGCGAAACCACTCGCTTGTTTAGAAATTTATGAAAAACAAGATTTGCATGATGCGCTTGAAGAACTTATAGAAGCAAGTACAGCAATAAGTAATTTAGTAGCTGTTGTTTGTATGGAGAGTGACATTAGTTATAAAAGTCTTTGGTTAGACCATTACAACTATTTGATTAGTAAAGGATTTTTGAAAGGAGAAATGACGACATGTTAGAAAAATTCAGAGCAGACGATGCTCAAAAGGCGCAATGGTTATACGATTCAGCGGAGGACACACTTGCAGAAATTCAAACATTCTTGAAGGCTGGACATTATGCTGCAGCTGAAATCGCAACTGAAGAACTTCACGATAATATCAATCAGATCCGCATGCTTTCAAAAGCTAAAAAGGACCACGATCGGTTAGCTAAACTCGCAAAATCTTTAAAAGGAAAAAACGTTAAAGCAGAAGTAATATCGTTTGTTTCGACACAATCAATCTAGCTTTGAACGAAGTGGTAATTAGGAGGATTTATCATGGCAGAAAAAATAGAAGGAGTTAAACATGAAGGGATACTTTCAAAAGGGTTCGGATTAATTCCACGCATGTTGACTCGTGATAAGGATTTAAGTATTGAAGCAAAAGCAATTTACGCATATTTAGCTGCATTTGCTGGTAACAATACTGAAGCATTTCCGAGTGTTGAATTGATATGTTCAGAATTGAATATTTCTGAAAATCGATACCATAAGCATCGCAAGGCACTATTAGAGAAACAATATATTCGCATCAGGAGAGAGCGACTAGAAACAGGGTTTTCTAAAAATCATTATGAATTGGTACAAATGATTCCTGATACCGTATCCCTTCAAAACGTAGGCATAGGAAATGTAGGCATAAGAATCGTAGGCATACAAAATGAAGGTACTAATAGTAACAGTCTTAATAAAAACAATATTAATAGTAACAGTAATAAAGAGAATATTACGTCTTGCAAGCAAGACAACGCATATTCTGAAATTATTGATTACTTAAATCTCAAAGCAAATACGAAATATAGAAGTACAGCTGGAGCTACAAAAAAATTGATTAAAGCACGTATCGAAGAAGGATTTACGGTTGATGATTTTAAAATGGTCATCGATAAAAAAGTAGCTGCTTGGTTGCACGATCCACAGTTTAACCAATACCTAAGACCAAGCACATTATTCCAAGCATCAAAATTTGAAGGTTACTTAAACGAAAGGGTGAGAGGTTATGAAGGCAATCGCACAAGCGTTACCAAAGTCTATTCAGATGACATTAACTTCTAATGAATGCTCGTTACATGCAAAGCCAGTTCCATTAATGATGATTGATGGTAAAGAACTTTGCCCAGCTTGCCAGATCGCAAAGGAAAATCAATCTTTTGAACAAAGCTTTCAAAAAGAAATCTTAGATCGCGCAGCTAAGAAGAAGAAAAACACTTTGTATATGCGTTCAGTTTTTGCAGACGAAACGATTCGTGAAGCTAGTTTTGGCAAATTCTTTGCTGAATCTAGTGAGGAATCAAAAAATAAAGATTTGGCAGTACAATCTTTCAAGCATTACAAATCAGGTAAAACATTCACTACATTGCTTCAAGGCGACACAGGAGTTGGCAAGTCGCACTTGGCCATGTCTATCCTACGAAACTTAAATGAGAAGTTGGATGTTGAGTGTGTATTTGTTAGCGTTCGAGAGATGATGGCGAAAATACGTGATTCATTCGACAACAAGGAATCAAAGTTCACGCAACTTTATTTCGTCGAGATGTTATCGAGAGTGGATTACCTTTGCTTAGATGACTTAGGGGCAGAAACAGGGGCTATTACGACGAATAAAACCGCAACAAACTTCACACTAGAAGTACTGACGGCAATCTTAGAAGCTAGACAGTCGAAATCGACGATCATCACTTCAAATTTGTCACGTAATCAAATGGAATTAATGTACGACAAAAAGCTAATTTCTCGTTGCCTTAAAAATATTGCGGTCATCAAGTTCACAGATACTCGTGACAAAAGAATTTCAGTCTTTGATCTATCGCAGGAGGTGTAGTCATGGCGCATTCATCAGCACATACGCAATTTGCGAGTGGTAATGGAGTTGGACTAATGCGTTGTCCTTATCCGAATTGTGGCCACTCTAACACAATCATCACAAAAGTACATTGTCGTATGCATCATCAAATGGAAAGGGAAGTCTTGTTTGAGCAATATGGCAAGCCGACTAGGGTGCTATTGAATTATGGAAATCTTAAATAAAGTACAACAAGATCTACATAAATTGCGTGAAGAAATCTTAAAAACATTGGAGGATATTGAGGATGACAAACGTAATGAAGCCAATTTTAATGGGGTTTGATGGTCCAGAACCACTTGCAATCGTAATTGTAAATCGAGTTGCTGGCAATCGATTCAAGAAAGTTTGCTACGATGCAGCAGAACTTCAAGTAGTTTTCGAAATGTACCCAACTAGCGAAGGTTATGTGCTAGAAGTGTTGATGTCAGAACCACTTGAGGAGGTAGTTTGATTGGATAAGATTTTCGCTCTGTACAAAGGTGAAAGATGGATTTGGGATGGTACGATTCAGGAATTGGCAGAATACACAGGGAAGCCTTTAGGAACTTTACGCTGGCTACAATATGATTCGGTAAAAGCACGCGCATTAGCTAAAAAGAATTATAAAGGCTTTTGGCTAGAACCGATCGAGGAGGAATCGGTATGAATTTAAAATATCAAGGTGTTAACTCACGCGGTCGTAGATTATGGCTAGAAACAGATTTAAATCAGAAAATCGAAGAATGGCAAAAAGAGCATTACGAAAAGTGCGTAACTGAATTGGAGGTAATGCTCAATCGTCAACTTTCTAAAAATGAATTACAGCATATTTTATGGTTAAGTGGCTGGGATAAAAGCACGATTGATACGTTTAGAGGACTATTTATGGATTTAAAGAAGGCGTGAGGTGGAAATATGAAAAGCGAGAAAGAGATTCGAGCAAAGCTTGATAAATTATGCGACGAATATTCAACAGTGGCAGAATTATTAGCTGCTAAAGAAACTTATTTTGAAGGATTTAAAAAGACGATTAGACATGATGTTAGTTCGTTATCCTTCTGTGGAGAAATATGTCGCAAGTTAGAAATGGAGATTTGGGTAATAGATCGTAAAAAAATCTCGATGCTTACTCAAATCGAAACCTTGTCATGGGTGTTGGATCGTGCGGAATAAACAAAATTTGAGACGCATAAGAAACATAACGTGCATTAACGCATTAACAAACTTTAAAAAAGAGGAGCAAAAGTGATGGGAACATATTTTGAAACGAAACACGATACTTTCAATCTTAAATTTAAAGAACATGAAGTGTTTGATGGAAAGATGGTAATAGTCGATGAATCAGATGATCCGTATCTTTGGATTGACAAAGAATCTGGGAAAGTCAGTTTCGGTGGAAAATACTTCTTACAATACAAAGAACAACGATTATTAGAAACACTATTAGAATTCGTTTATACGACACATAGATTAATGGAGAACGTTGATATTGACGAAGTGAAAGCCGATTTTGTAAAAAACCTTATTAAATTTGAAGAAATTAGTCGTGACTTTGCATTGAAGTGACTTGTACATCACGCAGCGAAGGAGAGAGAAAATGGATTCAAGAGAAGCATTTAGAATTTTTATCAGACATCATTTAGAAGTGATGTCTGATAAAAATATATTAATTTACCCAAAGAGAAAACAGAGGAAATCGCAGAATGGATTGAAATCGACCCTAGTTTTTACGAAAGTTTAAGCGAACTACTAGTTGAATACATTCGTGATTTTCATGTTGATATAGATTAACGTCACATCACGACCAAACTATGAATAAAGGAGAATGAACATGGGAGAACAATTAGATTTATTCGGAGTTCTATTTGAAATGAAGGCGGTCGATAAGATTCGTCAAGAGATTGCAGGATTGAAGGAGTTGGATTATATACACACTTGCCTTTGCATTGTTGAGCGAGGATCTAAAAGCAATTACGTCGTTAAAACAGACGACTTTGAAAAATGTTTCAGAGATACAAATGAGTTGCTTCGTTTTGTAGAACTTGGATCAGTACATGGTTGGGAAAATGTACATGGATTTTAAGACAAAAAAATAAAGCATTAGAGATTTCCTCCAACGCTTGTTTAATGTGGTAATTAAATTATAGCATAGGAGGAAACTTAAAATGAATAAACAAGTAGAATTAAAAACAGAAATCAGCTTGATGGAGAATGGAGTCTACATAGTTTCAAACGGTAAATTGATTCCTTTAGAAAGTCCACAAGCTGGGTTCGGTAAACAAGAAATAAATTGGCAAAGTGGAAAAGTAACACATGTAGATTATAAATATACTAAAAAAATCTAAATGTGGTATTATAAGTGTAACAAAATATTCGTGCTTATCAGATAACCTGGGAGCGCTAGATAAATGCAGAAAACACTTCTGTGCTTATTTAGCGCTCTTTTTATTTTCATTTTATTGGGACTGGGAGGAAACCACATGAAAGAGTTGATAAATGAGTACATCGTTACAAGAAAACAAACAAAGAAATTATATAAAGATTTATTAGAAAGAAAAGATGAAATGATAGATGATGAAGAAATCGAAAAAGCAGTTGCCGATCTAGCTACTGTACGACAAATGATTAGCAGTTTAACGTATTCAATTGAAACAATGTCATTGGGCCGTTTTCGTGGCAGGTCGTTAAATAGACGTGCAGCTTATGAAAGAGAAATACCAGTAAGCAACGAAATACTAGCGATGAATAGCGATAAACGTCAGCAAATGCCATTTGAAAAAGAAGAAAATCAAGATGAAGAAGAAGTGAAGGAATTGTTGGCCAAAGAAATATCAAAAGTCTTAGATGCCAGGGAACGAGAAGTTTTTAACTTAGCTGCAAATGAATTTAGTCATCGTCAAATTGCAGAGATTATGGACATTCCAAAGTCTACAGTTCAGGGCATACTGCAACGATGTAAAAGTAAAATCATTGCGGAAGGTTGGGTGATTGTATGAGATTTGTTGAGCCAATTAGAGATAAAGAACAATTAGATGATTTAACAAATTATTTAAAAGAGCATAATGAACGTGACTATATAATGTGGTTGATCGGCATTCATGTAGGCATACGTATAAGTGATATTCTTCAGTTACGCGTTAAAGATGTACGTAAACAAACGCATCTGAAAATCTTTGAACAAAAGACGAAAAAATACAAACGAGTTATTATTCCACCAAGATTAAGAAAAGAGTTTGAACAATTTATAAAAGGAAAGAAGGAAAATGACTATCTTATTGCATCTCGTGAACGGACCAGCACAGGAAAACAAAGACCGATCACAAGAAAGACTGCTTGGACAAATATTAACAAGGCAGCAAAAGCAATTGGCTATCGAGAAAAAATAGGAACGCACAGCATGAGAAAAACGTTTGGCTATCATTATTATAAGAAATACCATTCTGTAGGCGATTTGATGGTGTTATTCAATCACTCTGAAGAAGCAACAACACTTCGCTACATAGGCATTGTACAAGACCAACTAGATAGTAATATGTCGAACCTCTATTAAGGGGTTCTTTTTTTATGCTTACAAATAGCTCAACAGAGCAACTTCATAACACTTATAGAGGGATTGGGTAGGTATTTAAAAAAGTAATAGTTACACTCAAATAAAAAGAATTTTACAGGTATTGATATAGAGCCATTTTAAAGGCTTTTTGAAATGTAACAGAATATTAGATATGTTACACCCAAAGAGAAAACCGTCCAGATGCCCATAATAAGTGTAAGGGTAACAACTTACAGCTCATGAAAATCCTCCTCGAAGGACAGGCTATATGCACAGTAACGAAAGCATATAGCTTGGACTTCTAAATATGGTAATATGTTCAAGGGAGTGATTAATATGAATATAGTTATTTGGACAGCAGTAATAACAGCGATAACTACTTTATTTGCTAATATATTATTTCATTTATTAAAAAATGAATTTGATTGGTTTACAGATAAAAAAAGATTTAAAAGAGAGCATGCATATAAGCAACTTACAGAATTATACTTAGAGTTATATGGTATAGTTGCTCAATCTGAGTATATTAGGAAATTTATAAAATTATCTAAAGAAAGTGAATTTACTATATACGAGGTGCCGTTTTTAGAGTGGGTAGTAAAGAATACATCACTTGACGCCGAAACGAAAGAACTAAAAGTAGAATTGGAACAGACAGATGTGACTAAATATAATAAGAGCAAAATTGATGAATTAGTTATAAAGAATTCAAAATACGCTTCAAGTGAGTTATTAAAATTATGCATAGCACATAGATTTTGTAAAAGTAATATGGTAAAGGATCTTGAAGAAAAAACTCAACAAGATTTTTTTGACGAGGAAGTAATGTTATTAAGAAAAATTGTTAATAAAATAATTATAGAAACTAATGAACTTTTAGAAATAACTCATATGAGATATGAAAGTAACGAAAAAGCAAGTGGACTGATGAATACTAATATATTTAAAGAGTGAAACTACATTTTATAAGTGTAGTTTTTTATTTAGAAAGGAGAATGAAAAATGCTTAAAAAATATCGAGTAACATCAACTGGTATTGAATACTGGGATACAGAAGAAAAGCGCATTGTAGTTATGCAGGAAGAAATTGAAGTTGCAGATCAGCATGAACAAGAACATGTCGATACTTCAGGAATCAATCTTGAAGAAATGACAGTGAAGGAATTGAAAGAGTTTGCTGAATCACAGGGCATTGATATTCCTAAGTCTATGACAAAGAAAGAATTAGTGATTGCTCAAATCACAGGTGAATCAATTGATTAAGAAAACGGTATATAAAGAACCAGGTACTACAATTACAACATTGCGTTTATTTGGTATTACGATTTATTCAATTACTGAAAACGAATGGAATATGTAATATGAAGTATTGTGATTTCAATGGCTGTAGAAACAAGATGGAAAAAGGGCAGTATTGTGAAGATCATAAAAGGGATAAGAAGAAGGCTATTACTAAGGTCAAGTACGATCTAAGTAATAAGCCTTTTTATAATTCAGCAATTTGGAAAGCGACACGACGGAGAGTGTATGAACGTGAGCGTGGTTGTTGTCAGCGTTGCAATCGCTTTGTATTTGGAAAGCTTGCGCAGGTACATCACATCGTTAAGGTGAAGGACAACCCAACACTCAAGCTTCAAGAGGACAACCTACGTTTGTTATGTCCTGAGTGTCACATGATAGAGGAATATGGCGAGAAAAATAAAAAAGTTTTTGCAAATTTTTTCAAATAGCCCCCCTATCGAAAAAAGATTTTTTGGAAAAAAGCTCAAGACCGGTTGTGGCGGTATTTAAATGGTTGTGCAGTCTAAAAAAGTGAAGGGGGTGTGAGAATGGCGAGAATGTCGAAAAAAAGAAGATTGGAACTTCTCGATGAAGCGAGAGCTGACGAGGAATTGCGCATAATGGAACTATTAAAAGAAGAAGACCTTTTTCAAAAATCACTCACACCTCTTATTGAAAATTATTTAGATGCATTTGTCATTTATAAAACGATGTATGATAAGTGGTTAGATTTAGGATTTCCACCGACAAAAACGCATACGAACAAGGCTGGTGCAGTGAATGAGATGAAGCATCCGTTATCGCAGCAAGTCGAAACATGGAACGAAAAAAAGAATAAATTATTAGATTTACTTGGAATGACGAACAAAGGAAAAAGTGTACAAAAAACTACAAATAATCAAGCTGTTAATGCGAGTGTTGATGAACTAGCAGCACATCGTAATAAATGGCGAAAAGTTAAATGATTACGATTGAGCAAGGAAAAAACTATGCTGATCTATATGCAAACCGAGTTATGCGAAACAAAAAGAAATATCCAACTTCTATTATCAAATCGGTTGAAAGATACCGAAAATGGAAGAAACGAAAGGATATTTGGTTTGATGTAGACAAAGCAAATGAGATGTTAGATTTTGTACAGTCCTTTGTACGTCATGTTAAAGGCCCACTCGCAGGTGAGTTGATCTCGCTTGAAGAATGGGAAATGTTTATCTTTGCGAATATGTACGGTTGGCAACATAAAAATGAAAAAGGTAATGTAGTACGCGTAATTCGTGAAGCTTACGGACAAGTACCAAAAAAGAATGGTAAAACAATAATCGCTGCAGGAGCTTTATTGTATGCAATGTATGGTGAGGGTGAACGTGGAGCAGATTGTTATTGTGCAGCAACAGATTATGAACAAGCACAGAATGCAGCTGAACCAATTGCACAAGCGATCGAAAACTCAGAGCCACTCTTAAAAAATACTCAAATTTATAAAGGAATCAATGGTTCAACATCTGGTGCAATGTATCGTTATTCGATTGATGGACTTGTTTATCAAAATAAATTTAAGGTTTTAACAAAAAATACAAAAGGACTTGAAGGTAAGAACCCTTATTTTGTATTAAATGACGAGTTGCATGCACAAGAAAATATGGACATGTACGATAACTTAAAGTCCGCACAGATTTCTCGTGAACAACCAATGATGTTGAACATCTCGACAGCTGGTAAAGGTTCATCATCTGTTGGTATGCGTGTTTATAAATATGCGAAGCACGTACTTAAAGAAGATGATGACGATTCGCTATTTGTTTATATAGCAGAGCCAAATCGTGGATATGATTGGGAAGACCGTAAAGTATGGGAAATGGTTAACCCGAATATAGGCGTGTCTGTAACGATGGAACAATTAGAAACGGAGTTCAAAAAGGCGCAGCAGTCGGCACATTCAAAGTCTGAGTTCCTTTCGAAACACTTGAACGTCTTTGTAAATGGCGCTGAAAATTATTTTGAACGTGAGCAGATCGAACATATATTAGTTGATGATCTAGGCGAATTAGAAAATGAACGTTGTTTCATCGGACTCGATTTGTCGAAAGTAAACGATTTAACATGTGTTAGCTTAAATTTCCCAACTTATGATGAAGAAGGAAAGGCAATACTGAAAGTAAAACAGATGTATTTCATTCCTTCAGACAATATTGACTTCCGAGAGAAAGAGGACAATGTGCCATACAGTGATTTAGTCGAGCGTGGTTTTGTGACACTTTGCGATGGCAAAATGATAGATCAAGACATGGTGTTGGAGTATATTATCGAATGTATGAATTTATATGATGTTCAGCAAATAAACTATGACCCAGCAATGTCACAGAAGCTTATTGAAAAATGTGAAAATCTCGGTTTAGATTGTATCGTTGTAAACCAGTATCCAGCAGTAATGAATGCCATGATTGATGATAGTGAATTATTAATATATGAAAAGCGTTTAGTGACGGATAATCCTTTGCTTGTCTACTGCGCACTGAACATGGTTGTTATAACAAATATCAATGGAATGAAAGGGCCATCGAAACGTCAATCTAAGAAAAAGATTGATGGCTTCGTTGCTTTTTTAGTTGCGCATAAAGAAAGTATGTTCCAAATGGAAGATATTAATCAAGATCAGTTTGATGAATTACTAGATGAAATCTATAGGTAGGGTGGTGATTAAGTGGGGTTACGAAATTGGGCTTCCAATAAAATATATAAACAAGTAGAAAAGCGTGGTTGGTTTGAAGATGCATATTCATCTGTACTTCGTTACAGTGGTCGTTATGTGAGTGACGAGAATATATTGGAATCGAGCGACGTGTACGAGCTACTAAATGACATCAGCAATCAAATTATGCTTGCTGACATTGTTGTTACTAATGAAAAAGGTGAGGAAGTTGAAGATAGTATTAAATCAATTATTTCACATCCGAATAATTATTTAACGCAAGCAGAGTTTTTTAAATTGCTTACAAATACTTATTTACTCGAAGGAGAAGTTTATCCAATTCTTGATGGCGATCAACTGCATATCGCTAAAAATGTATATCCTGAACTTGATGAAAAGTTAGTGGAACATTTTAAAATTGGCGGTACTTCTATTCCATCATCAATGATTCGCCACATTAAAAACATTGGTGTGAGCCATCTTCAAGGACAAGGGTTATTATCGCTCGGTAAAAATACTTTAGAAGGTGTTATGAGCGCCGAAAAGGTTTTGACGGATAAATATAAGAAAGGCGGTCTACTCGCCTTCCTGTTGAAGCTAGACGCGAATATCAACCCACAAAACGCTGCACAGTCAAAATTGATTAAAGCAATCCTCAATCAACTCGAAGATATTGACGAAAGCAGGTCAGTAAAAATGATTCCACTCGGTAAAGGGTACGAGATCGACACAATGGAATCACCAATCGATGACGAAAAAATATTAGCGTTCTTGAATGTGTACAAGAAAGATTTAGGAAAGTATTTGAATATTAATGTTGCAACGTATCAATCGCTCATTAAAAGCGATCTAGAGAAAGCAATGATGTATTTACACAATAAAGCAGTGAAACCGATTATGCGTAATTTTGAAGACCATTTGAGTCTTCTTTTTTTCGGCAAAAAATCGAAGAAACGAATTAAATTCAAAATCAATATTTTAGATTTTGTTACCTATAGTACAAAAACAAATATTGGTTACAACATTGTTCGTACAGGTATTACATCGCCAGACAATGTAGCGGAAATGTTAGGTTTCCCTAAACAAAATACACCTGAATCAAGTGCAATCTACATTTCTAAAGATTTATCAAAAATTGGAGAGAAAAATGCCACAGATGATAGTTTGAAGGGAGGTGCAGAAAGTGACAACAAAAAAGGAAACGAGAACATTTAACATTGAAAATTTGAATACGCGTGATGGTGGTGAAGGAGAATCTGTCATCGGTGGTTATGCTGCGGTATTTAATTCACCAACTGAGATTGGTGGTGGATGTTTTACAGAAGAAATTGCACCTGGCGCATTCAGTCGAGCAATCGCTGAAAATAGCGATATTCGAGCGCTCTTTAATCACGATTGGAACAACGTGTTAGGTCGTACAAAGTCAGGAACTTTACAGTTAAGTGAAGATGAACGTGGCTTGAAGTTCGAAGTAACATTGCCTAACACATCACTTGGTAGAGATTTAAAAGAATCTATGCAACGTGGCGACATTAATGAATGTTCATTTGGTTTCATACCAACTGAAGAACACTGGGACTATAATGTAGAACCTGCAAAAAGAATGATTTTAGAAGTTGATCTCTTTGAAATATCAGTAGTGTCTATTCCAGCGTATGAAGATACGGAAGCAAGTGTTATTCGTAGCAAAGAAGTGAATGAACAAGTCGAAAAACGAATGAATTTAATTAAAAAAATCAATACAACATTGGAGGCAATATAAATGGATAAACAGTTATTAGTAGCATTACAAAAGCGCACAAAAGCACGTCTAGTGGAGTTACGCACAAAAATTGAAAAAAATGAAGTGCGTGAAGATGACATTGCATCAGTGCAAACAGAAATTGAAGAACTCGCAGAAGAAGCGCAAGCAATCGCCGAAACATTAGCGAGCCTTGATGATGAAGGAACAGAAGAAGGCGGAGAAGATGCTGGAGCAGAAGGTGAAGAAAGCAACGGAGATGGAGAAAGTCGTTCTGGAAACGAAGGTGAAGAACGCGGTTTAAATCCAGAACAGCGATCTAAAGCAATGAATGGAATTAAATCAGCTCTTTCTACTCGAAATGCGAAATCAACTAAGAATCGAGAAAAAGAAATTCGTTCCGCATTTGCGAACTTTGTGGTTGGAAATATTAGTGAAGCAGAAGCTCGATCACTTGGTATTGAAGTTGGTAACGGTTCTGTAACAGTTCCAGAAGTCATTGCATCGGAAGTTATTACGTACGCTCAGGAAGAAAACTTACTTCGTAAATACGGTTCAATCCATAAAACAACAGGTAATGTAAAATACCCTGTGCTAGTGAAGAAAGCCAAAGCCAATGTAAATAAAAAAGAGCGCACAACTGAAATTTCAGAAACAGATATTGAATTCGATGAAGTTTTACTTGATCCAGCTGAATTCGATGCGCTTGCAACAGTGACTAAAAAATTATTAAAAATGTCAGGTGTAAACGTTGAAGAAATCGTTGTTGAAGAACTGAAAAAAGCCTATGTAGAAAAAGAAATTAACTATATGTTCCGAGGTGACGATGCAAGCAACGAAAACTTGGGTGCATTACAGAAGAAAGCAGTTGCTTATTATGAAACAGAAGCAATCGATGTGAACGCTGCAGGTTACTCACAAAAGCTATATCAACAACTTGTGAAGCTAAAAGGACAACCTGTAACTTCTGTGCTTAAAAAATCGATGTGGATTATCAATCGTGCGGCATTAACAATTCTTGAAGGAATGACTGACACAACAGGACGTCCACTATTACATGAAGCAAAAGACGGTGTAGGTTATACGTTACTTGGACATAAAGTGGATTTTACAGATGCAGCGAATAAAACGGAAACAGATCATACAACACCTGTTTTCTATTTTGGTGACTTCTCAGCATTCCATATTCAAGATGTAATTGGATCGTTAGAAATGCAAAAGTTAATTGAAAAATTCAGCGGTACTAATAAAGTAGGCTTCCAAATCTACAACTTACTTGATGGACAACTGATCTACTCACCATTTGAGCCAGCTGTATATCGTTACGAAGTAGCATTAGTTAAACCAGGTGTTTAGTATGGATGAGCTATTAAATAAGCTTCGTAAACATTTACACATCGAAGACGACATGGATGATTCCATGTTGTCTTTATATTTAGAACAAGGTAAAAAGTATGTGCAAACAGCTACAGGCAAACAAACAGAGTGGCTCGTCATTATGACGTCAGCCATCTTTTATGAATATCGAGTAGCTGAAAAAGAATTAGGCGATGCATTAAATGCACTCACACCATTCTTTGTACAGGAGGTGTACGCAGATGCCGAAACACCAAATGAATCGACTACGCCATAAAATCGAAGTACATGGCAATCGAAAGGTAAAGAATGAAATAGGAGAATCATCTTATAAGTTCGGCCTTATTAAAGAAATGTATGCGGAAGTCGTTCCACAAACAGGTGCATTGATTAAACAACAAGCTGATACAATCCTCACGAATGTTACACATAAAATCATTGTGCGATATATTGCTGGCAAAGATATTACCAAAGATATGCAAATTTTTTTCCGAGGGCATCGCTTTGAGATTAAGTACATTTTAAATCCATACTTCGCAAATGAAACATTAGAAATCTTTGTACAGGAGCTAATGCGATGAGTTTAGAAATTGAAGGACTTACTGAATTTCAAAAAGACTTATTGGATGTCGCTCAAAATAAACTTCCAAAAGAAACGTTTAAAATCATGCGTAAACTTGGTAGTAAAGCACGTACAAAAGTGGCTAGGAGCGCTCGTTCGAAAGTCAAAAAGAAAACAGGCAACTATCACAAAGGTTTCAAGCGTGGGAAGGTGTTTAAAGACGGTGAAGGTAAATACGTTGTACGAGTAATTAACTCACAACCACATGCCCATTTAATCGAATATGGACATAAGCAGGTCACAAAAAATGGTCGTAACATTGGATTCGTCCCAGGGAAAAATGTACTCGGTAGTGGTATTGCTGATTTTGATAATTCGGGCATTTTCGAAGAAGAAATACTGAATTGGCTTGATGATCTATTAGAAAGTGGTGATTTATAGTGATTACCATGAAAGATGTAAAAAAAGCGATTAATAGTCGCTTACAAGCAAAGTTTCCAAGCATTGAAATCAATAGTAATGATGTTAAGGAAGGTTTTGCTAGACCTTCTTTTTTTGTTGAATTAGTAGGACGTAGAACAAGTTTAACAGAACATGTGGACCGAGATATTAACATCACAGTGTATTATTTTCCTACGGATGATTATGAGAATGCTATTGAATTATTAGATACGCAGGAGCAACTAGAATCAACCTTTGATTTAAAATTTAAAGTTGCAGATCGGTGGATCAATATTGAAGATACAAGCATCGTCACAACAGACGGTGTTTTAAATATGTCTTTTTCTCTTGAATTTAACGATGCAAGAGATATTACTGAAGACAGCAACTGGTTAGATAAAGAATATACAAAACCTACAGGACCACCACCAGAACATTTTGAAAAATATCCTGTTGAGTTGATGGAAGATTTAAATTTTATTTTGGATAAGGAGTGAAGAATTTGGGATTACCACAAATTAATATTGAATTTTTAGGACGAGCAACGTCAGCAATTGCCCGAAGTGCTAGAGGTATTGTCGCTTTAGTATTAAAAGATGATACACCAAATGCAAAATCGCAAGAGATTAAAAGCATTGATGACTTAAAGCCAGCTGATTGGACAGTGAGAAACCTAGCCTATATTAAACAGGTGCTAAAAGGTACGCCATCAAAAGTAATTATTGAAGTTGTACCAACAGAAACTGTAGATTATTTGGAAGTATTAAATCGCTTGAGTTTTAAAAAATTCAATTATTTAACGATTCCAGATATTACTACACCACAAACATCAGATGTAGTGACATGGATTAAAGAAAAGCGTAAGGCTAAAAAGACTTTCAAAGCTGTATTATCGAATGTTAAAGCTGATTCAGAAGGCATTATTAACTTTACGACAGCAGGTATTAAAGTTGGTGAAGAAACGTACACAAGCGCCGAATATGCGCCACGTATTGCTGGTATTTTGGCTGGCTTAGACTTTACTCGTTCTTCAACATATTTTGTATTGGACGAAGTAGAGTCGATTGTTGAACACGCAGATCCAGATGGCGCAATTGATGCAGGTGAATTAATTCTAATTAATGATGGCGAAAAAATTAAAATTGGACGTGGTGTGAATAGCCTTGTTACAACTACTACGACTAAAACGGAAGATTTTAAGTCTATTCGTATTATCGAAGTTGTAGACATGATTTCAGACGATGTACGTAGCGTATTTGAGGACGAATATGTTGGGAAGGTCAATAACATCTATGACAATCAAGTGTTGTTTATTACTTCTTTAAATGCGTATTTTAAAGAATTATCAACTGATGAAGTGCTTGATAAAGAAGCAGACAATATTGCAGAAATTAATGTAGATGCACAGCGCTTAGCTTGGGAAAAAATCGGCACTGATACATCAACCTGGGAAGATCAAGTGGTCAAAGAAACTTCTTTCAAACGAAATGTATTTTTAAAAGGTAATGTGAAAATTGTCGATTCTATGGAAGATTTGGACTTCAATATCTTTATGTAAAGGAGGAATTTAGATGGCAAAAAAGGTTACAGCCAATAAGCAGATTAATGGTACGTTTGGTGCGCTTTGGGTAAACGGTGAAAAATGGATGGACATCGAAAGCTTTGAAGGTAAAATTTCATTGAATTTTGAAGATGTCAACATGGCCGAGGATTTATCAACACGTAAGAAATATACGGGTTGGGCAGGCGAAGGAACAATTACTGTTAAAAAAGTATTCAGTCGTGGAGCAAAATTAATTGCCAAAGCTGCTAAAACAGGTAAGATGCCTGCAATTAAATTAGTTGGGAAATTAGCAGATCCCGATGCATATGGTTCAGAACGTGTTTCATTTTCAGATGTGACAATCAACGAAGCTACATTGCTTGCTTTCGAACAAAAAACATTAGTAACGGAAGAAATTCCGTTTAATTTCGGGGACTATGATTTCCTTGATACGATTTCAGCATAAATTAGGAGGGGTACTATGGATAAAAAAGTACGAGAAAAACTAACTTTATTACAATTAATTAAAGAAAAGGAAAAATACGAAGTGAAAAGTGGTGTGAAGGAGGAACTTTACATCGAACGATTGGATGCAACAATTGTTTTTGAAAAGCCAGATCGGGCGCTGGTTTTGGAATCAATTGAATTGTCACAAGACAAAGATACTGATCCGGGTTCAGCTGACGTTCATATTCTTTATAATTCAATCGTTGAACCAAATCTAAAAGATGATGAATTACAAAAAGCGTATGCATGCGGAGCGCCAACCGATATTGTATGGAAAGTGTTCGAACCTGGCGAGGTTTCAACAATCGCTGGAGAAATTATGAAATCGGTTGGTTATGGATCACACATCGAAAAGGTTGAACACGTAAAAAACTAATAAATAGTGATGGGGATTTTTATTTGCTTCATCACTATTTGCAAAGAGGACATTCGTTGAGCTATCTATTAAATGTTAGCCCAACGGAACGTCTTTTTTTATTTGCTTCATTGGAGCAACATTTTGAGGAAGAAAAGGCAAGGCATGAAGCAATGTTTGGAGGTGGTTAAATGGCTAAAAAGCGTGTCATATCAGCAGTTTTAACACTTAAAGATAAAGACTTTTCGAGTGGTGTCGGTAAGGCTGCAAATAAGACCACAGATTTTGAAAGAAAAATGAGGCAATCTTCAAACGCAGTTACGAGTTTTGGTAGATCAGGCGTTTCCGCATTTAAAAGTGTTGCGTTAGGAGCTACAGCGATCGTTGGAGCTATAGGTGTTACAAAAGCATTATCAGGCGCATTTAATATGGTTAAATCATCCGTTTCCTCAGCATTTGACCGTATTGATACAATGGAAGCCTTTAAGTCTACTTTGACAGTGCTAACAGGTTCAGCTGAGAAAACACAAAAAGCATTAGATGCGACACGAGAATCTGTCAAAGGTACAGCATACGGATTAAACGTAGCTGCAAAGTCTGTTCAAGATTTTGTTACTCGTGGTATGAAAGTTGACGATGCAACAAAAACATTAGCTCAATGGGGCGATGCAGTAGCGTTCTACGGTGATGGTAGTAACGAACAGTTGGCAAGTGTAACAGATGCCCTTGCTAAAATGTATTCAAGCGGCAAAGTTGGCATGGATCAAATGAATACATTATTTGATGCAGGGATTGATGGTGTCGGAACTTATGCAAAAGCAGTTGGTCGTGACACAGCAAGCGTTCAAAAAGATTTATCTGGTGGTAAAATTTCAGCATCAGAATTTATTGATGTTGTAGGGACAGCCTTTGAAAAAGGAACAAATGGAGTCGTCAAAATAGCGGGTGCCGCAAAAGGCGCTGGTGCTTCCTGGGGATCTGTATTTAGTAATATGCAAGCGGCAGTAACTCGAGGTACTGAGTCAATCATATTAAAAATTGATGAAATGCTTGTTGCGAATGGCTTGCCAGATATGCGATCAATGGTTTCTCAATTTGGGACTACTTTTGAATCCGTATTAAGTGCTATATCCGACAAAATACCAGTTGTGACAGATTATTTAGTTAATATGTACACTGCAGCTCAACCCGGTTTAGATTACATGAAAGACACCGCATTTCCAGCAATCAAAGATGGAATAGGTTATGTCGTTGATAAGGCGACTGAAATGTACGATTTTATTGCGACAAACTGGTCGACACTTGAACCGGTTATTGCAGGAGTAACGGCTGCAGTAGCAACATTCAAAATCGGTGTAATGGCAATTTCGGCGGCACAAACAACTTGGAAAGTAGTTACATCTGGATTGCAAATTGCGACAGCATTATTAAACGGTACATTGGCATTGTCACCACTCGGTTGGGTGGCTATTGCGATTGGAGCAGTTATTGCAATTGGAGTATTGCTATGGCAAAACTGGGATAAAGTAAAAGCTGCAGCAAGTACTTTATGGACAAGCTTAAAAACATCATTTTCAAATGCAAAAGATGCAGTAGTCGATTTTGCAGAACCTGTAATCTCATTTTTTGACCGCATGATGGCAAAGTGGAATAGTTTTAAAGATGCTGTATCTAGTTTTAAAATGCCAAAGATTTCACTTCCGTCGATGGAAAGCATTAAAGAAAAAATCCCTGGGTTTGCAACAGGTACGAATTCAGCGCCAGGGGGAATTGCTCAAGTACACGAAAAGGGTGGAGAGATTATCGATTTACCTCGTGGATCGCGAGTATATCCTCACGATAAATCTGTCGCAATGGCTCGTGCAGAAGGCGCTCAAAGTTCAGGTGGTAATGTATTTACGATTAATATCAATGGTTCAGGCAAATCAACAAATGAAATTGTAAACGAGCTAGTGCCAGCGTTACAAAGTCGATTGGCAAACATTTAAGGAGGGATAGATTGAATATATATTTGAGTGTGAAAAATCGTAAACAAGTATTGAAGCTTCCTATCGTTCCTGAAGAAGTAAAGGTGCAAACTAATCGCAAGAATGAAAAATTCGAAACAATTAATTTTGGTGAAATCTTATTGCTAGGTCAAGCAGGTTTGAAAGAGTTTGAAATTGAAACTTTTTTCCCGAAAGATCCTAAGCGATATTCTTTTTCTAGGAACAAAAAAAGAAAAGGTTGGGATTGTGTAAAGCTAATCGAATCTTGGATGGCTAAAAAATTACCTGTACGCGTCACAGTGACTGGTTCACCAATCAATATTTTAATGGCCATCGAAAGCTTTGAGTATGGTGTACAAGACGGTACAGGTGATATTTATTACACAATGGCATTTTCTGAATTCAAAAAAATATCTTTGAAAAAGAAAAGACGAAAGAAAAAGTAGGTGATGTCATGGCCCATCAATTATGGTTAGTAAAGTCAAATCAACTCATTGATATAACGCCTATTGTTGGTGGTATATCATGGCGGTCCAATGCAGCAGAACTATCAATCGAGTTGAATTTTAATGTTGCAATCGGTCCAAATTTGCCGAAAAATCCATGTGCATTAGGCGATATGGTGATATTAAAAAACGGTAGTCTAGAAATAACTCGTGGAATCATTCTGAATCAGAAGAAAAGTGGCAAAGATCCTGTGGAGTATGCTGCATATGAATATGGATTTTATTTAAATAAATCTGATGCAGTATATCGTTTTAAAAAAGTCAGAGCAGACGATGCCATTCGGAAAATTTTACGTGACTTCAATCTTCCAATTGGTTCAATCCCCAATTTTTCTACGAGTATTAGTAAAATTTATAACAACAAAAAAGTGAGTGACATCATTAAAGACATCTTACGACAAGTTAGGCGATCTACTGGCAAACGCTATATGTTTGAGCAACGCAATGGGAAAATGCACATTGTATTACGTCAAGGTATGAAAATCAAAGCTACTTTTCGCCTTGATGGTACAAAATACAATGCAGCCGATTTTATTGCAGATCCATCTCGAGATTTAGATGTAACTGACATGATTAACTCAGTCCAAGTTGTGAGCAATGATAAGTTAGTATTAACCAAAACTGATAAAGCAATGATTCGTCGTTTTGGTAAATTTCAAAAAACGATTTCTGTCGATAAAAAGAAAATTAAAGAAGCTTCTAAAAATGCGCAAAGTGAGCTAAATCAGCTTTCAAAAATTACTGAAAGTGGCAAGGTTGTATTGATGGGCGACGATCGTGTGAAAGCTGGTCGAGTGCTTGAAATAAACGAGAAATATACGGGCTTAAAAAATGATTACACGATTAAAGATGTTACGCACAATTTATCAAATGGTATTCACAAAATGACAGTGAATTTAGAGAGGTGATTGGATGAAAGAAGATGGTTTAACAACATTAGCAAAAATGTTTAAATCACGAGAAAATGAATCAATTTCATCTATTGGCATAGGTACTGTTATGAGTGAGAGTCCTTTGACGGTGGCATTTGGGAATATTAGTGATTTAGATCAAGATGATTTAGTTTTTGCACAAGGCTTAGAAAACACTTTGAAAAGTGGCGAAGAATTAATTATCATGCCATCCAGCGACGAGCAAACTTATTTCGTAATTGCAAAGGCGGTGACGTTGTAATGTTGCCTGATATAGCAGACTTAGAATTTGAAAATGAAGCATTGATTGATGAAGACATACCGACTATTGGTAAGTCTTTTTTGTTTGACTTTAAAAAGGGCGAGTTTGTAATGAAAGATGGAAAACTTGTCATTTTAGAAGGTACTGAAGCTTTGAAAATTTGGATTACAAAGGTAATACGGACGGAAAAATTCAGATTCCGTATTTATGAAAATAAAGGATTTGAAGATGATGAACAGTATGGAGTCTTATTGGAAGATTTAATAGGATCTAGCTTTGATCGAGAGTTTATCGAAGCTGAAATCGAGCGTGAAGTGACAGAAGCATTATTGCTACATGAATTTATTATTTCCGTTGATGAATGGCAATTTGAACGTAATAGCAAGAAGATGACGATTACATTTGCAGTAACAACATATGATGAAACGATAGATATGGAGGTGGAATTAGATGGCTGAAACAGAATTAGAAATACACAATCGCATGCTAACGAAAATTAGTGATGAATATGATAAAACGGACGGTTCTTTCATTTATGATGCAACACGTCCACCTTCTATCGAATTGGCCCAAATACAAGGTGATATTTCGACTGTAGAAAGTAAGCTCGACATTCAAAATTTAAAAGAAGATGAATTAAGTCGCTTTGTTTACACACGTACAGGTATTATTCGCAAAAGTGCAACGTATGCAACGAGCATTTTAAAAATTGTAGGTAATGCAGGAACGAGAATAACTCAAGGTGATTTAACTTCAACACCTAGTGGTGCGCTTTATGAGTTTATTGAAAGCGTGGTTATTGATAATACAGGTGTAATAAATGCCAAAGTTATTTGCCAATCATCTGGAGCAGTGGGGAATACGCCAGCTAATACAATCACGATTCTTCCTATATCAATCGACGGTGTGATTAGTGTTACGAATGATAATGCTGTTACAAATGGTTATGATGCCGAAACAGATGATGATTTGAGATTACGGTATTTCGATAAGCTTCAACGACCAGGGAAAGCGGGTAACAAGTATCACTTCGAAGAATGGGCTAAGTCAGTAGTTGGTGTTGGTGATGCACGTTGTGTGCCACGCTATAACGGTCCTTTATCAGTAAAGGTAATCATTATTGATAGTAATGGCTTGCCAGGTAGTACGGAGTTAGTAACAACTACTCGAAAATTGATTGAATCTGAAATGTCTTTCGGAGTGGAAGACTTAGCTGTAGTGAGCGCCACAGCAGTGCCGATTAATTTAACAGTGACATTACGGATTTTAAGTAGCGCTGATGAAGCAATCGTTATTGCAAGAATTAAATCGAATATTAAAGATTATTTGAAAGAGCTTGCTTTCCAATCGGATCGAGTAAGTTATGCAAAGATTGGTGCGCTGATTATCGAAACAAATGGGGTAGCTGATTATGAAAATTTACTCGTAAATGGAGCTACTGCAAATGTAGAAATACTAGATGATCAAGTAGCTATCGTAGGAGGTGTAAATGAATGAATCATATGACCGATTTTTTAAAAAACAAAGTGCTATTAGACAATCTATCAAACGTCTATGTCGGTTTGTTTAATGATAAAGGCGAAGTTGCTACGGTGAGTTATAAACGATTACCTGTTAGTTTTATGCCTGCTGTAGAGGGACAAACGAGTAATATAGCGGATTTATTATTTCCAATCGCAACTGAAGCGTGGGGAACTATTTTATCAGTTGGTATTTTCGATAAATTAACTAGTGGCAATCTTTTATTTAAAGCACCTGCCGAATTTATTAAAACAATTGATGTGTCTAGCCAATACAAGATCCCTAAAAACTATTTGATAGTCCGTTTAAAGTAGGTGAATAAATGAGTGTATTACCGAATCAATTGTGGAATGAAGCTAGCGTTTATAGATGGGCAGACCTAAATAACAATCAATGGTTAGATTTCCGGTTAGCTTTAGCAGATGTTGAAACTGAGCTATTGGGGCAAGGTGTTTCGATAGTTACTAGCAACGCAAATTTCTCGATGGAATCTTTGTTAAAAACGCAAGGTATTGTAATCGAACATTCGAAATTTGATGCTCAAACGGAAACAGAAATGATTTCAAGCGTAGTGGTAAGTAATCGAGATTATTTAAGCACAATGACAAAATATCTTCCGTTGTACGAACGTAAATCAAATGTTTTTAAAGCAATTTTAAAAGCTTCGGATCGTGAGTTTAGATTAATCGAGCAACAAAAAAATGTTGTTGAAAGAAATATGTTTATTGATACTGCCATTGAAGATTTAGCGTTGTACGAACGTGATTTAGCAATCAAAACACAACTAGATTTAAAATACGATCAACGTAGAGAACAGATTACAGCTCGTACTCGTGCAGCATTTGATCAAACAACATTACAAACGATGAAAAATGTTGCTAGCGCATTTTCAAATGGTGAAGTTGATATTCATAAAACTTCAGTAGCGGGAGTGTACGAATGTGAATTTATCGGCACGATCGGTATTCCAAATAATATGGCAGGCTTGCAAGAAGCAATCGATTTAATATTGCCAGCTCACTTAGAGATGACATATAAATTTAAATACCAAACGTGGAGTACATGGACTAACAAACAATGGTCTTCTCTCAAAACAATTACATGGAATGATCTAAGAACGAAAGATGAGGTGTAAGCATGCAATATACAAAAAACTTAAATTTAAAAAAGCCAGATCAGAATGATTATGTAAATATTGCAGACATTAATGAAAATATGGATGTACTAGATGAATCAGTTCAAAAGAAATACGAAAAGCCGACTACAGGCATTTCAAAAACCGATTTATCCCAACCTGTACAAGATTCATTACAAAAAGCTGATAATGCAGCAACACAAACAGAACTAACAAAAACAAACGAGGCTGTTGCGACGCATATGGCAGAAGATGCTACGAATGCAAAGAAAGGTCATGTACAGTTAGTTGATAATGTGGACGGTAATTCAGCTTCACTAGTCCCTACTCAGAATGCTGTAAAAATTGGTATTCGTAAAGGGTTAGAACAGATAGATTACAGGGTTACTAAAAGCGGGAAAGATACAAACGGGGTTTTTACCTCTGTAGAATATCGAAGGAAATCCGACAATACATTAGCAGTCAAGTCAGTTTTAAGTGGTGGATCAAGTCCGAAATATACGACCCGTACTTTAACTTATTACGGTGTAGATGGCATTACGGTTGAGGACACGACAACAAGAACACTGTCGTATGACGCAGACGGTGATTTAATAAGTGAGGTGTAATATATGATTGATATTCGGGAACATGGCGGGGCATATGCCAGTGGTAAATATAAGAAAGGGACGTTCTTGAGATTTCAAGATGTACCGGATTTAGCTTCTCTATTTGCTTTACCGACTTTTAAACAGATATATACAGCAGCCTTTAATCAATGTTATGCACTAGAGTCAGATATTCCAGGTACATCTTATCTATTTGGTAGTGATACTCGTCCAGGTGTTCTTGTACACAATAGTGGGACTACGTCAAATATTATTAACTTCACTGCCTATAGTGGGTATAGTTTTTTTGTGACCAATTTTAAGGATTCAGTTAAATGTTACACTGGTAGAGCGGCTAGTCAAGGTAACAGTAGCGGAACTCTAAGAGAAGTATGGAACTCCTACAAGGCAGCTACTAGTATAGCAACCACTAGTTTCAATACTGCGTATGATAGTGACACCAATATTCATAAGTATGCGATTGATAAAGATGGTAATTTTTATAACGCGCCGTTCAGATCAAACATAATCTCAAAGTATAGTAGCTCCGGTACTCTAATATGGCAACGTGACCCTGGTGTTTACGGTGGGTATAACCCTGAGAGTTCGTACACTAATATGGGCGTGAGGATTATCGTTGATTACACCACTGGTGCGAGTATAGTAGTGGGTAGGCTGTACCCTGCGTACTCTAACTTATATGGTTATCGTGTGTTATATCTGAAACCAGATGGAGCTGTCGGCTCGCAGTCGATTCACCCTGCAAGCCTACCAATTATGTTGAATACAGATCAAGTTGTAATGGATAACGGTATATTGTATTCGGTACAATGGGACGGTAACTCAACATACACCCTGTATAAGTACGATGTCAGCAATTATGCCCATACTGTAAGTAATTTCCCAATCATTAGTTACACGAAAATACCGTCAACATATATGAGTGGTGGCGGTGTTGTTAATATCGATGTGTCAAGACGACGAATTTATGTCGCTAGAGCAATATACGATCTTGACACAATGAATCTAATATCATCATCCACTGATATAATGAATTTTATTACTAGAGGGGTGAATGACTTAGATACTACTAAGCATACCTACAACAATAACGGATTTATGACGTATGGTTATTATTTACCATAACTCAATTTAGGAGGTTTTATAATTGGCTGATTATATTTATATCGAGAAAAAATATACTGACGACGTAGATAAGATTTCTTATTTCAATAGTTTGCCCTTTGATGAGCAGGTGGGGATGGGAAAGACAGAAGAAGAATTGCGAGTGAGTGGCGAACTTATCGACAAGAAATTATTTATCAATCATGAGATTAAAGACGGTTATACTCCAGTGATGAAGCACAACGCCACTGATGGTTTTTACTATCATTACGAAAAAGTTGTACAAGTGCCAAGTCAACAAGAGCAAATTGAATCGCTTAAAGAGCAAAATGCTCAGATGTTATTAGCGCTGGTGAATGGAGGTCTGTTATAGTATGGATTGGTTTAAGACAATTTCAGATTTTTATAAATCAAGTTTTTATACAGATACTCAAGTTAAGGTATTTGTTGAGAAAGGTAAAATCACACATGAGCAATATGAAGAGATAACTGGGAAACCGTACTCAGCTTAATACACAACAGGAACATTACGCGTCGTAATAAGCTCATTTTATTAAGTTTAATAAAATGAAACTTCTCTTCCTGTTGTACGTAAATAGGAAGAGGAGTGATAAAATGGATGAAAAATTTCGAGAGTATTATGCATTCTTAAAAGGGTTTGTCGAAAAAACGATAGAATTTGAATTTGGAAATGGCTTTTTACCACAAAAGTACACTGAAGGATTATGTAGAAATCTTTTCAAATTAGATAAATATAACGGTAAAAAATTTGATGCAATTAAATTAGCTGATTCAGGAAAAAAAGAAACTGTAGAAATTAAAGCGACTTTAACGAATGCGGGAACTACAACCTTAAATATTGATAGTAAATTCGATTGGTTATACTGGATGTATTTTGATTTCGAAAAAGACCGAATAGAAATTTATGAAATTGATGGTAAGGAATTGAGAGGGAATCCTAATTTTAAAAAAGGTAAAAAAAACAAGCGAATAAGCGTTACTCTCTCTCACTACACAAAAAAAGCAACTCCAAAAGTCTATGATTTCAATGAAAACACTCTAAAATGAGTGTTTTTTATTATGCACAAAATAAAATGTTTGGTGGTGGCGTATGGATGTTACAACAATTGAAAAATTAGTAGGTAGCCAATTTGTGTGGGCTATCTTATTTGTCGTTCTGGGTGTAGCAGTATTGGGCTATCTAAAGAATGAGAATGCGAAACGTGAAGAAATGCTTGAAAACGCACAGAAGGAGCAGAAACAAGAAGCAGAAAAACGTTTCAAAGAGTTAAAAATTGAATCTCGTGATCGTGAAGATAAATTAATGCAAAACCAAGAAAAGTTTGTTGATTCGCTTAGTAAAATATCTAAGTCTGTCGAGGGGCTTAACCAGGCATTCAATGGCTTGCAAAACGACCATTCTTCTTTGGCTCGAGAAGTAAGTCACTTAAGAAATCAAATCCAAAATTAGGAGTGTTATTATGTTAAATGTATTATTATTAGCAACTATTTTATTGCCGATCGTTACTTCGATTGTGGAACTTGCAAAGCGAACTGTGAATATTAAAAAGAATTTAATTCCAATGATCGCAGTTGTTTTATCAATTCTAATTGCCACTGTAGCGTATCCATTTACAGACTTGAACCTTGTCATGCGACTATGGGCAGGGTTATTCGCAGGTCTAGCTTCAACAGGTTTATTCGAAATCACAAAATATCGTGAAGGCTTTACGAAAGGGGATAAATAATATGGGGAAAATTTTAGATATTAGCAAATGGCAACCAACTGTTCACTACAAAGATTTGGCTCAGGAATGTGACTTAGCCATTTTACGTGTGCAAGATGGCTCAAATGTAATCGATAAAATTTTTACAAAGCATGCAACAGGGTGCGAAAATAATGATATTCCTTTTGGCGTGTATGCTTTTTGTCGTTTTACTTCAGTAGAAGATGCAAAAGTGGAAGCTCGTGATTTCTACAAACGTTCACGAGTTGACGGTCACAAACCACTATTTTATGTGGCAGATGTCGAAGTGAAATGTATGACAAATATGCGAGCAGGCACAAAAGCATTTATCAAGGAATTACGCGATCTAGGAGCAAATAAAGTCGGAATTTATATCGCACATCATTTGCATGATAGTTTCAATTTAGACTATGGTGATGCAGACTTTAAGTGGATTCCGAGATATGCTGCAGACGGTAAATCAATTATTAAACCAAAATTCTCATGCGATTTACATCAATATACAGACCGAGGGACTATCAAGGGGATTAAAGGTGGGGTAGATCTTAATGTACTAACAGGCTCAAAATCATTGGAATGGTTTACTGGAGCTGGCAATACAAAACCAAATGAAAAACCTTCTAATAAAGTAAAACGATATACTGTAACTGCCGATCTACTCAATATTCGCAAATCACCAAGTAATTCTGGTAAAGTTTTAGGACAACTTAAAAAAGGTCAGACGGTTCAAGTTGTTTCTGTAGATCAATATGGTTGGGCAAAAATCAAAAGTAATAACACGTATGTTTATATGCATGTAAACCATTTAAAAAAAGCATAA